GATGTCACCGTCGGTGTTGAACTTTTGCATCACGATTGTGGACTCGCGTTTGAAACTGAAATTCAAACCGACATCACGGTCGCGGAAGCGAAAGTCATGGGTTTCTTTCTTGGGGACGGGTCGTGTGGCCACTATGGGGAAAAGTACACATGGGCGCTGAATAATTCAAACATGACACTTCTTGAAGCGATGCAAGAGATGTGTCCATTTGAAACAAAGATTTTGGATACACTGAAATCAAGTGGCGTGTATAAATTGGTGCCGATTGGCAAAATAAAAGATGTCACTTTGCGCTATCGTGCATTGTTTTATAACGCGCACAAAGAAAAGATAGTGCCTCCGTGTATACTCAACGCACCTCTCGACGTCGTCAAGGCATTTTGGGATGGGTATTATCTATCTGATGGGGACCATGATGAGACCCAAACAATTACGCGTTTCGATATGAAGGGTAAAGAGGGTAGTTTGGGTTTATGTTTTCTCGCTCGGCGTCTTGGTTATAACGTGTCACTGAATTGTCGTTCGGATAAAACCGATATAATGAGACAGACGTGCACCACGGGTTCTCAACGACGTAATCCACGCGCCATTAAAAAAATTGAGCACCTCGGAAACACATCAGACTATGTCTATGACTTGACAACAGAGTCGCATCATTTCCACGTGGGTCCGGGACACATGATTGTTCACAACACTGATTCCGTTATGGTTGAATTTGACGTCCAAGGGCGCACGGGGCAAGATGCCATCGACTACAGTTGGGAATTGGGTGAACAAGCCGCTGAGCAGTGCACCCGACTGTTCAAGAAACCCAACGATTTGGAGTTGGAGAAGGTGTACATGCCTTACATTCTCTACAGTAAGAAACGCTACGCGGCCAAGTTGTGGGAGAAGGGGAAATCTGGAAGGGTGGAGTTCAAGTACATCGACGTCAAAGGTTTGCAATTGGTGCGTCGGGACAACACCCCCCACGTCCGTGAGGTGTGCAAGGAGTTGTTAGACGTCATCCTCGAATCTTCGGAACCCGAACCACCGCAGGTATTGGCGAGGGAGCGCGCCCTTGAGTTGCTCACCGGTGATGTGCCCCATTCGAAACTCATCTTGAGTCAATCATTGTCGGACACCTATAAAGTGAAGGGCACCCCCGTGTCCATCAAAGACATCGACCGAAGTTGGGACATCTCCATGGGACACGTGCAGGTGCACAACAAGATGCGTCAGAGAAAGCCCGGGTCGGAACCGCAAAGCGGGGACCGCGTCCCCTATATACTGACGAAGACGGAGGACCCCAAGGCGAGGGCGTTCGAAAAGGCCGAGGACCCCGCGTACGTGGAAGAGCACAACATTCCCGTGGATTACCATTATTACTTCTTGAATAAGTTCTTGAACCCCGTATGCGACCTCCTGGAACCCCTAGTTCCAGAACCCAAAAAAACCATCTTTGGAGAGATAATCGAGAAAAATAAACCCCCAAAGAAAAAGAGGGCCCCTGCGAAGCAGAAGACCACAATCACCCAATTATTTAAAAATTTCGAGCTCTCTAAAAACAGTGGTGTAGGTGATGGAGGACATAAGTCAGAGGATTGCAAAGATGATAGAGGATGAGGTGGAGCGACGGGTGCGGTCGCAGTTGGACGCAGTGACTTTGGAGTACAACGAAAAGTTGGACGGGTACATAAACCACATCGCGATGCATCACAACATATCAAAGGACCTGCTGCTTCGCGATGTGCCGGCGTTCACGGACCGCACGCGGTGTAAGGGTGTGAAAAAGGATGGGGTGCGGTGCACGCGACGAGGGACGCACCACGGGTACTGCACGATACATCTATATCAGAGGGAAAAGTTGCAACCCGTGGCCATAGACGTGTCGACGTCCCACATCCACGGCATGGACGTCCTGTATCAAGACAACTGCCCCGCGTGCTTAGAGTTAGACCGAAAGAAGCTTATAGATTTGAACAGTATATTATTTAACAATAATGAGTAAATCAGATATTCTGCTATCATCCATCAATGCCTTTTACAGCGACGAAAAGAATAAAGCTACACTCGTGAACGTATTAAACAAAAAATCAGGAATCTCCCTACGAAACCTCGAGTGGTTCATCACGAACTACGCCAAAAAGAATCACACGTCCTACAAGACGGAAGATGGAAAGGTGTTCTCCGTGCACACGGCGTACAAGAGCTCGTTGTTGGGGTACAGTAAAAAGTTGTTCGACCCGTTCTGTCGCGCCGAGAAGATTTCGTACGTCATCCCCGGAACAGATGAGGAAATTCAGACGACCGTGGCGCAGTTGAATTTCATCAAGTGGTGCATAAAGAATGACGTCATCTCGTTCGTGAGTGCGCACAAAGACGCGCTCATGGCGAATAAGCACGCGACATGAACCCGTTCTCAAATTTGAAAGTTTCGTAGCCGGTGTAATACATGTGTAAACTATAGGTCTCCGATGTCGGCAAGAGGTCGCACTCGATGGTCGTCTTGTTCGACTCCAACTGACTGAAATCTAAACTCCCCGACGGTTGAACATTCACTGGGTTCATTGAGAATGCATACGAGTAAATGTTTCTAATCGGGCGCGACAGTCTCTTTTCATAGGGTACGTAGTACTTAAAGTACGTGTGGTCCGACGACGTGATGTTCGGCAGTTGATTCCCCTGAATGTAGAACCGGGCCTTGTCCATGACGGGGTCGAAGAACGTGTTCAACTGGTCGAAGTTCACGTTGGAGCTAAAGTTAAACCTGTTGTGGATGTAAAAGTTCCCTTCCTCAGTTTCCCCGGGCTCTTTCACCACGAGGGGGTCCTCGAACTTTGTGTTCCTGAAAAACCAGTGCAACGTCTTCACGGGGATGTTCGGGACGAGTTGGTTCTTGACGACCGCGGAGGATGGGTCGGTCGTGACCACGGGGTGTTTCTTCACGACGTCCGTCACCCATAGGCCCCTGTGGTTCATGGTGTACAGGCGTTCATCGGGGGTGGTTGAAATCTCCTCAGTGACGATGTCGAACTCCGAGAGGGTGAGGGTCTGCGTGGTGTTCGCGAAGAACTGTTGAGGGTGAAACTTGAATTCAAACTCAATCTTCTGTCGGTGGCACGCACACGCGGGGAAATACGGGCGATTCGGTTGGTTCGATTCGTACTCGTCCGCGGCGTACTTGCGAGAAAAGAAAAAGTTCAGGGGCACCACCACGTCGGACGCGTACTCGGCAAAATTGTTCGCCCCATCGGACGTGTCGAACGCGAGAGACCTGTTGAGCAGGAATCGGTTCGCCACCTTTTCAGACATCTCCGTGTACATCTCGTCGTGAATGATGCCCCAGTCCCCCCAAAACGTCTCCACCTCCATCTCGTCCACGTACATGCGCACGTACTCGAAGATGTGTCTTCCGACCTGGTCGGCGTAGTTCCCACCCACCTCCAATGCGGGGAGGGTGAGGCTCACGTACATGTTCGAGAGGTAATCGCCCATGTTCGTTCGAGGGTCGTACTGCACCTTTATGGTTTCCCCGAAAGGCCACGACGCCTGTCGGTTCGAAGGGGCCACGATGTTTCGGTTCCGATGAAACTTGCGAAAATCTGCGTGTTGTTCGGTGTTGTAATTAAAAAAACTTTGCTCTGGGTCCTTTGAAAGCAGGTACGTGTCCTGTTTACCGATGGCGCTGAGTGCGACGTGCGCCGCTTCGCCCATGCTTACTTTACGCGTACAATTTTTTGAGGTCGTTCTGCCACATCTCGGTGTGTGTTATTTTCTTGAGGTCTTCGAGGTCGTTCGCAGCCTGCGCCGCCTCTATCATGAGGGATTCCACCGCCTCCTTCGTGTACTGGTAGGTTCGAATGTTCAGGAGGTAGTCAAACTTGCCGTCAATCATGGGAAAGGTGTGAAGCATCTCTTGTTCGAGCTCGGCCCTCTTCCTCTTGAACACGCGAAGCTGTCCGTCCACCACCATCTTCACGAACAGGGCTTTGTGTGTGCACACGCGCGCGCGGGTCTCGTACTCCTGGATGAGATGGGCCTTGCGTTTCACGTAGTAGTGTTTGCGCACGAGCACGAAATCTCGGAGAATCTCCTCCGGGGTCTCGTAGCGGTGGATGCCCTTGACGGGGTGGAACAGGTGCATGTTGGACGTGTGAATGACCTTTCGCAGTTTAAAGTCTTTCACCGGGTCCGAGCCGGTGTAGCCCTTGACGATGAAGTGCACGTCCTCGATGGTGCTCTTGTTGGTGTACCCACTGATGAGTTTTTTATCCACGAGTTCGTCGAGGTACTCTTTGAAATCCTGGGTCCACCTCCCCGGGGGGAGCTCGGTGATGACGCCGTCGTTCCAGGTGCCTTCCGCGACCCACGAGGTGCCGTCCCGGGTCATCGTGCCCTTGAACCCCCTGTAGTGAGGGCGCATGGGCACCACCGGTTCACCGACGAGGATGCGCTCGATGTTCTTGACGATGTCCATCGGGTTGAATGGGGGCACAGAACAACTGAACCCGGTGCCAATGCCTTCGGTGCCGTTCACGAGAACCATGGGAATGATGGGGACGTAGAACTCCGGTTCGATGGCTCGTCCGTCGTCTTCCATGCGGGTGAGCACGGGCTCGTCCGAGGGGTCGAACAGGGCGCGCGTCTCCGGCGCCAACTTGGTGAAAATGTACCTGGTCTGCGACGCGTCTTTCCCACCCATCAGACGGGTGCCGAACTGGCCACAAGGGACGAGGAGGTTCACGTTGTTCGAGCCCACGTAGTCGTTGGCCAACTTGACGATGGTGTCGGCGAGGGACACTTCACCGTGGTGATAGGCGCTCTTATCGGCGACGTACGCCGCGAGTTGGGCCACCTTCATCTCCTCCTTGAGGTTTTTGTGGAAACACGCGTAGAGCACCTTCCGTTGGGACGGTTTGAGACCATCGACGACGTGGGCGATGGACCGCTTGAGGTCGGCCATGCTGAAGTTGACGAGGTCTTTGTGCACGAAATCACTGATGGTGATGCGCTCGACCTGGCCGTAAGGGATTTCCAGCTCTTTGGGGTCCTTCACGGACGTGTCGAGGAGCCACGTCTTTCGGTCGTCCGCCTTTTTCTTGTCGAACGCGAGCACGATGGAGGCGTCGGTCATGG